TCGTTGCCCAGCGTTAGCCAGTCGGCTTTCATTTGCTTGATGACATCGAGCGTAACCGAGCGTAAAAGCTTCTCGTAGGTGTCTTTAGCGAACTTGTCACCGTAGGCGCGCACGCCCTCGCCCAACGCTTCTGCGATCAAATCTGTGCGATACTGCGCACCGTCTGCGGCTTGTGGTTTCAGTTCGGCCACTTGTGCGCGCAGGGCTTCGGCGTCTGTGGTTGCGGTCTTGTGTTCAGCCGCTAACCGGTCACGCTCCGCCACCAGGCTGGCGACCGTCGCCACGGCGTCACCGTCTGCCGGTAGCGCCAAAACTTCGCGCAACTGGTTAAAGATTTTTTCTAGTTCCAACTTCTTACCTCCCCCCAGGTCAACGCCTGGAAAACTGCGTTTTGTCGCAAAACTCATGCGGTAGCGGGCTTCGAGCATCCGCACCGCGTCTGGTTTCAATTCGCCCGCCTCGATCATGCGGGTTGCTTTGAGAATGGTGGCATCCGGCGTTGCACCGTCAAACACCGCGCTAACCTCTGCCAACCGTGCATTGTCCACACCAACCGTTGCGGTGACTTGGCCGCCGCCCTGGATTTCGTATTTCACGCCAGCAATATGCGGACAATCCCAGGAGCGATAGTCCATCTTGCAGACATCGCACCACATTTGGCCCGATGTAAATCCGACACTTACGTCACTGAGTAAGCCGGTCTTGACGCCGGTGATAAAGTCATCCGTGGTCACACCGTTTAGGTTTAGCCCAGGCATTGTGTAGAAGTCAGCCACTACACGGTCAGCTTCGTACACACCACGCAGCGACCGGCCAAGCGGTAATTCGTTGTGTCGGTGACTGTTGAGGAAACTCACACCGGACGTTGCATCGTTGGCAAAGTTGGTTAGCGTGCTGGGCAGCATGTGAGTGTAGTACGAATCCACATTGCCGTTAGAAATCTCCGCAGACCAAAAGAACGGCGTCATGTTGTCCAGCATGGCCGGATCGTGCATTTTGCTTTTGAGCATGTCCAGCATTGCCGCCATGTCACGCACGGCAACCACTTTGGCATGGTAGGGATAAATCAATTCGTCGGTCATGTTTTGTCCGTTTCAAGACAAATAAAAAAGCGCTTCTCACAGATCACAAACTTGCAAAAGATGTATAATTGACGTATAATTGACGTATGAAAAACAAATCAAACACAAGTGTTCGCTTAACGCCGGAAGCGATACATCTACTAAAAGAGTTGGCAAAGAAGCTGGGCGTATCCCAGACCGCAATTATCGAACTAGCCATCCGATACTTGGCAAAAAAGGAAAATATTGAATGAGAATGCAAAACAGCAGGAAAGAACAATCCGAGTTGCTTAAGCATGGCAACAAACGATGCTCTGCTTGCAAAGAAGTTTTTCCACTGGAAGATTTCTCTAAAAATCACAACACAAAGGATGGTTGCGCTAGTGTATGCAAAAAATGCAAAAACAAGCGCGACGTAGAGAGGCGAAAAAGACCCGAAGTAAAAGATAAGTACAAAAAAACACTCACCGAATGGAGAAAAAGCAATCGGCAACATCTCCGCGATTACCACAGAGAATACAGAGATAAAACACAAGGACACAAAGATAGAAAAAGCCATTTCTCTCAAGGATATATTTATGTTTTTAAATGGGAAAACTTTGTGAAAATCGGAATAAGCATAAATCCATCTAAAAGGATACAAGGTCTTAGCACCGGACTCCCCACGGAAGGAAAACTTATCCACCTGATAAAAACCAACAACATGAGGGATGCGGAAAAAACAATTCACGATAAATTCTCTTACGCCAGAAAACGGGGTGAATGGTTTAGCCTCACCGAGAGCGATTTAGAATATTTACAATCACTCACCTATATCGATACCAACCTCATAACCCCATAAAAAACAGTCCAGTACTATAGGGATCATAGTACTGGACTGCCTCTAAATGTAGCTGTCTATATGGTTAGGTTAACCGAATGGTTAGGTTTTTGCTTTGGTCAGATTCAACACCAACTCAGCGCGATTAGCCGCATTGAGCTTCTTGTACGCATTTTCTAAATGAAACTTAGCTGTAGCCGGTTTTATTTCGCCCACACGCTGACTAATCCCCTTAATCGTTAAGCGAGGATTCTCTATGACAACTCGGCAAATTTGTTGTTCGCGTGGCGTTAGTTTGCTCATAAGCGCCTCAAATTCATCCATTGAAACAAGTTATAACGGCTTCGTTTCCCGTGGGTCGGCGGTGTGGGCTTGGCGCGGGTCTGGCTTCACAGGCAAGGGCCAAATGTAGAAACAGTTCAGGCAGACATCGACCTCCAAGTCGAGCCAGTCCAGCTTGGAGCGACGGTGACGCCCCTGGCCACAACGTGGGCAACAGGGCTGTAAAATCTTCTCTGTTAATTCCATCATCCACCTCTCCAAATGTTCGCCGGTTGTTGCCATCCATCCGTCACGGGTCGGTACGCACACCTACACCCCGTATGAATGGGCAAAAGTAAGTCAGGCGGGATATTGTTCACCGGCATCCGTCGCCCATGTAAAACCGAACAACGTGAACATACCGCACTGTCTTCCCTGGTTACGAACTCCTGTTCTTCCACAGCGTTGCGGCCAAAGGTCCAACTTAGCCCGTTGCCCACCATGCGGGTTAATTCAGTAACGGCGATTGTTCCGCTGCGATACAGTGACCAACCGGCTATCAAGTTGCCCAGTGCGGTCAGTGGGCTATCACCCGCCCGCGCTGCCGGGATTGCCTGGGTCAAGTGGCTAATCGTTGTATCTACCAGGCTCATGTCACCGTCCACGCTGGTCATCATTTCGGCGTGGGCGTTTAGCGTTGCCAGATAGCTGCGATTGGTCAGCGTGAAATGGCCACCAACGCCCAACAGATTTAGCCCCATGCCGCCGCCGACATTCACGCCCCTGATCTGGTAACGTAAGAGCAAGGCCAGGAGCGCTGCTATTGCTACGTCACGGTCATAATCGTGGCGTAGCCGGTCTTCCAGTTCAGCCGCATCCGTAGGCAAGCCATCCAAGCCGTTGCGCAACGGATACCAGTAGAGATCCCGCAACACCGGCTCTAGCTCCGTTTGCCATTGCGCTTCGAGCGCCAGTTCTTCGGGCGTGACTTCATTGATTGAGCGCGTGGCCAGCATACCAGCATAGGCGCGGTCTAAGCGGGTTAGGCTGCGGTAAAGCGCGGTGTCAGTTGGGCTAATGATACGCTCTCCCTCTTGAGTAATTTCGTGTTTCATGCTATAATTACTCGTGTATTCGACCAATAGAAGCGCCGGGCGATTGCTCTAACAATCCCCGGCATGGACACAGCTACAAAGGAGCTAATGTCATGCAAGATCATACCACAGCAGCGCCCCAAGGCGAAACACCCCTTACAGAAGACAAGAAGTGTTGCACACATCCTAACTGCACGCGCGCCGGTCAACTGTTGCCATTGAGCGAGTTTTACAAAGCCGCTAGTGGCAAACCCGCAAGTTACTGCAAGGCATGTATCAAGCGTCTCGCTGCAGAACGCTACAATAAACCGAAACAGGTTGTTATCACCAAGATATGCCATAGCAAAACTTGCCGGCGTAGTGGTCAGTTGTTGCCCGTTAGTGAATTCAATAAACAAACCGCCTCGCTGGATGGATATGCGCCGGTTTGCCGTGAATGTGCCAACAAAAGACTCAATAAACAACGCTCTAGCGATCCTAACAATAAAGAGAAGACCAACGCCTATGCTAGTTATTTCAGAAAAACGACTAAAGGTCGAATCAATGATAGGCAAGGCAAGAAAAAGTACAGGCAATCCGAAAAGGGCAGGCTGAATGATGCTCGACGCCGTCAACGCGACAAGCACAAGATGAAGGCGCGCTATGCACTTAATCGCGCGGTTGATATAGGCAAATTGCCTCCCGCAACAGAATGTCAATGCTTTGTTTGCGGGAATCCCGCTAAAGAGTATCATCATTATCTTGGTTATGAACCAGAACATCATTTAGACGTAAAGCCGGTTTGCAAAATGTGTCATGCGTCTATTCATCACTCGCAGACGAGTGATACCCGTTCATAGAAATCGCATCAAGCGCGCGCCGCACATCATTTCTAGCGGCGCGCACCTCTGAAATCCAGATAGAATTATTTTGTTGGTTGTTTGGTGGCGCTTCTTGTCCATCAACGTTGCCTATCCCAGGCGCATTGTTTTGCGGCATTTGCGCAATAGGATCACCAACTGCCGGATGTCCAACTACGTCCTCCGCTGCTTCATCGTTTGTGATCCATCCAGCTTCGTATGCCGCTTTAGCGTTAGCGATCTTCAGTTGTTTAACTTGTGTATCACGCAATTCTTCCGAGGCCCTAAACTCAGCAAAACAAAACTCTATATCGGCCTGGATGCCCTGGGCTTCTAAGGCTAGAGTAAAAAGACGCGAAAGCATGGTTTCGGTGTAATGCTGAATACTTCTAATGCCTGCCGAAAATATCTCAAATTGACGCGACGATTGTATATCGCCTGTTGTCTCGGTGATGCCCAACATGAGCGGCATTGTCTTGAGCGCCCGCACTGCCATGCGTTCAAGCATGGTGATGATACTATCCAGCCCAGCCAAGTTGGCGTCAACCGTGCCAACGGGGCGATTGACCATGATGTTCGACGTGTGGATATACGCATCGTCGGGTTTGAGTTGGCGGTAAGCATCTTCTACGCTGGCGATAATGTCGCCGGTGAACTGCTTAAACGCCTGCGCATTGCTGGCGATTTGTGGCGCCAACTTCACCAACTGCTCGATGTCCACAGACAGGTCAAGCCGTGGATAGCCCTGTTGCTGGATGACGCGCTTTAGGTCGTGCAGCATACCCAGGAGGAACAAGGACACAAACAGCGCCGGTGCGGCCAGCGGGCGACCGTAGGGCTTGCCCGGCATGGGGTCGATGGGCACATAGGCGAATGTAGGCCGGTCCAGCACCACAAAGCTGAACGCTTGCCATTGCCCTGGCTGCCACACCTGGCCTAACACCGGATCGGTCTTACGCTGAAAACGAATCGACGAAGGGTCAGGAATCGCCAAATCGAGCGGCATGCGGCCGTTCTCATCAAGCACCAACTCAGCGCACAACGCACCGCGCAAGAAGGCGGCAGTGAAGAGCCGCCCGATCACCACGTCAAACGTGCCAACCTTGCGGTCAATCTCCATTGTCTTGATGAAGGCTTCAACCGCACCCTTGGCGTTTTCGTCCTCAGTGTCGCCGCCCTTGCGATAGGCTTTCACTTCCCAACCCGGGTTGCACATGCGCAAGAAGTCCCAGAGCGCCCGCGACACTTCCGGCGAAAGGTCGGCCAACATCTCCATAAGCCGCGTGGGATCCATGCGCTCCAAGGCTTTGGAGTCGATGGTGAGTAGCTGCCAGTTGGTTTCGTAGTTGTCGGGTGGAACAAATAGCCATTGCGCCGTGGGAAACGTGCCGATGGCGTCCACGGAGGCCCGGCCACCGGGCAAGGCCATGCTAACCGGCGGCAAGGGTTGGCGTCGCGCACGGGTGAAATAGTTACGAATGTCAGTGATCAAACTCATCTCGGATTCCATCCTTGGGCTTTGCCCTGGACAAATGGCACAACGGGAATAGAGAACAAATAATCAGGCGCAACACATAGACAAAAACCATCCCCATCATCGGGAGAACGTCCAAATTTGTCTCTAAAAATTTCCTTGTCAGTCAGGCGTCGCACCGAAACACCTTTGCGGTTCACCCATTCAAATGTGCGCTCACATAAATCCTCTTCTAATTCATCAGGCACTCTTTGCAACACAAGCCCTTTTATGCTTTCGGCTGATTCGGCGTACATTTCAGTTATCAAATTATCATACGCATCAGGTTTAGTCGTGACTGCGTTGAATTGCACTTCAATAACCTGAAAATCAGAGAATGCCTCACGTAATTCCATGTCCATGCGCAGCTGATCAACCACGCCACCGCCGAAACCACCGCCGCCATCAATGCGCACATGCAAGCCTTTCGCCGTAGGGTGCAAACGTTTCAGATGCAAAGCTTCTGCCTTGATAGCCTCTTTATAAACCGTAGTGTCTTGCTTACTGAACTGCTTTGCGCGCCAACATAGATCACCTAAGCGAACATACAGCGTCCCCATGTCATTACCATAGCGCGCCACGTCAACACCCATATAGATTGTTTGACCGGTTGTGTCTATCGCCTTTCGCAGCTTTGCCGACTCGTACCGGCCAACCGGGAAAAAAGTCTTATCAGACAGGTTAGCCGGTGCAATCCCTAGCACACGAAATAGAAACTCCGCATCCGGTTGATAGATAACCCCCGGTTGCCAAGGCAATTCAAAGGTGTGATTATCGGGATCATGCTCGTCAACGATCTCGCAATGTTCCTCTACCATCTTGTTGACGTAATCACGTCGTACCGCACCAGGCACAATCTCTTTATCTGCCAGTACGTTAGGATGATAAATGCAAGAAATGCGAAAGTTTACCGTATCACTACGCACCCGCTGCTTATAAAACTTGCTAGTGCGTGTGCGAGGATTCGCTAACATCAGCACGAGCGCAATGCCGCCGCTTGCCATTGACTCAACCGCATCATAAACAAAATCGGCTACACCTTCGGCCTCATCAATGACAAACAGCAAATACTTACCATGTTGCCCTTGCACCCGCTCTGTCCCTTTGCCGCCACTATCGCTCGTCGCGCGGCCCTTGGCGAAATGGTTGGATTTGAGTTTTAGTTCGGGAATCTCCATAACCCGCCCTGGTAAGTTATGACCACGCCGATCTGTTCTAATTTCTTTCCAGAGCAAGTCATTGATTTGTTCGGATGTTGGTGCAAAGCTGTAAATGATAGCCGGATCACAGGTATCAAAGAAGTGCGAGAAAATACCGCTCGCCATTTTGGTTTTGCCGACTGTATGCCCTGCTTCAACGCGTATGCGATTTTTAATGGTCTGCCCCGGCTGCCAGTATTGCAACTGGTCAACGGTCACATTGCCTTGCTCATATTCGTAGCGCTCATGCAGTTGGCGCAAAGCAAGTTCATAGGCTTGCAACACTTCTACCTGACCAGGATGTTCAGTATCACCCGCCCAGGGATACCAACCCAATTTGTCAATGATGTAGCGCAGCGGTTCAAAGCGATACTCGGCAAGCGGATTTTTGTCAATTGCGCCACGCTTGCGTCGCTCTAATTCAGCTTGTGCTCTAAGTTGCAGCGATGTAACCACTTAGCACCACCTGGACAGGGTCTTCACCGGACGCGATACGGGCAAGTTGCTCATCTGTGCATTTTGATAAGTCAAGGTTTAAATTTTCCGTTCTGACTTTGCGTCCGCCGGTTTCCTTGGCAATATCGTCTAGTGTGGCTCGATATTGTTCTACCAGAGCGCTATTAAAGCGAATCAAGTCTATACGCTCGGCATTCTCACCACTGCCAACGGATTTGACATCATCTAGCCAAAGGTATTGCTTTAGCTCATCCTCTAACCGGTTGGCAAGGCGCTTTAAACTGTTTACCCGTTCATAATCGAGCGCTAAACCGGCTTCAAATTCCTTACGCCGCTTTTCATTGCGTAGCGCTTCAAGCTCAGCATCATAAAGAGATGAACGCTGTTTCCATTCGTAATCAGATGACCATTTGAGCAAAGTTTCGTAACTATTGGTAGGAAACTCTGACCTTTTCTGACTTTTACCGTATTTTTGTGCAAGTTTACGCAAGGATCGCCCAGCGCCAAGCCGCAGATAATCATTGCACGCTTGCACCGCCCGATCACTTTCATTATCTTTGCGCTCACCTGCTAAAAGTTCAAGCATTTACCACATTCTCGGCATAATACCGGCCACACTGAGTAGCCATAACAAAACGATGATCGCCACAATCACCCCTACAACGGTTTTGACCGGTTGCGGTAAAGGTGTCATGCCGATGATCTAGTAAACAACATAGACAATCAAGCCGCCAACCAGTAGATAGAGTAGCAATTGAATTAGCCCGCTAATCGCCATCATAACCCCCGTTCCATTAACGCAAGCCAAACAAGCTCCGAAAAAAGCCTGGTATCCAACTCAAATCATAGCTAAAATACATGGCCGCTACCAGCGCTATGGTGAGCGCCGCTATCAGTGTAATGACTACGTTTGGATGCCTACCGAGCCATGTTTTGATTTCTCGCATTAGTCGCCTTGCTGACTCATAACCAAATCGACAATCGCCTTCAATTGCGCCTTGACCTGGGCTAATTCCGCTTGACACGCTGCGCATGGGTCCGGCGTTGGTGGGGGGTCAACGGGCGGCGGGTCTACCGGCGGCTTGACGATAACCGGCGCTGCGTGGGTCCACGATGTGAACCCCATGTTTTTTCCGGTTGCGCCGGTCTGCGTTGTCGGGAAGTTAGAGCCATAGGCATAATTGATTAACCACGGTTGCCAGCCATCATCCCCCGTCGCGGGCCAGTTAATCGAGTAGAGGAACTTAGCCGCTCTCAGTAACGCCTTGTCGCACCAATTCCAAGCGTCATAACCTTGGCGGCTTAGAATCTGAGCGGCAACTACAGCACCTTGCAGTGCTTCCCAAGGATAGCCGGTGGCCTTTGGCGGCCACGCAAACGCACCACCGCGCCGCATGTCGTCAGGTAATGCGCCGTCGATACTGTGGCCTTGTTTCGTTGCGCCTACAGGATTCACGCCAACGGGTTTGCTTGGGTCGGCTTGCCAATCTAATTCGCCGTATTTGAAAGCGCTGTAAGCTGTTCTATCGCCTAACCAACCTTTGAACACGTTGGCAACGCTTTTTAGCCCCACATCGTCACCCAAATAAGCGTAGACGGCGGCGAGGCTTGCCGTGGCGTGCATACCCCAATTGTTCGGTCTTTCCAACTGACACTTAATGAGGTTAGCCGGTCCGCCGGATGTGGGAGCCGTCAACAGTCTGCGAATCTCTGTGCTGAACTTGGCATCCAGCGCGGCGTCTACGGTCGGCAAGTCGATTAAGTCAGCCGCAACCACATAAGCGCACAATTCACGACCTAATGCCAAAGCACGTCCTAATGTCAATCCGCCTGCAACTTTCGTCAATGAAGCTTTCACGTTGTCAAGTGCCTTTGTATCGCCGGTCCGCGCATAGACTAAAGCCGCCGCCAAACAAAGCACATTCGCATCACTATCTTGGTTGCTCAAATCCGCCGCGCCTGTGGCTTTGTCTGCCGCCGCCTTGACTGCGTTCCACGCTGTTCCCGATGTCGGGAGAAGTGCGATTTCTGCCTTCGATAGCCAAATGTTTCTCATGCCACCTCCAAAAGTGTAGGTTGCTGTTTCGCCTGTTGCGCCTGCCAATAAGCAATGCGCTTGTTAGCAATGGTGCAATATTCTTGCTCTCGCTCAATCCCAACAATATCTTCAAAGCCTGCCATCATACCGCCGATAACTTCGCTTGCAACACCGGCAAAAGGTACAAGTAAACGCCTTGGCGCATAAGCGGATGGCGGCAAAAGTAGTTGAGCCAAATACTTAGACAATTTCAAAGGTTTTACGGCCTCAGGTGGGGTGAGGATTTCTCCCCACCCCATTGCCGCCTCCTACCGGCTCAAAATATTGCCTGATATGCTCAGGAATATCATTAGAATTGACAATCATATAAACCCACCTTTGCCAACTCAGCCATAACGTAAGCACGTTCGTCATCAGTTAAATCTTTGCGTAGTTGAACCATGTCCTCTAGACCTGCCGACCTCTCTTTAGAACTTGCCTTGGCTGCGTAAAAAAACGGCGCGGCGTTGTCGATGGCTTCCTGTTGGTCGAGGGAAAAGTCAGCGTTGAAAAAAAAGCGGGCGGCTGTGCCAGTGTCGCCCTGAAAGCTAGCGCCATCGCATAAGGCTTCCCAATCGCCATAAATCCCGTATTTCCCCCCTGTAGGTATAGGGTCAACCTTGTTCCGGGTTTTTGCGCCGCTCTTTAACTCCCCCGACTGTTCCCCAAGCAAACGCACCGGGCACGATTCGCTGCACCGCCACTCCTGCACCGTTTCGTAGCCGTCGGCGTCGGCGTAGCCGCTATGATTGCTTTCGTAACCGTTCTTGAATCCGCCGTTATCCTGAAATTGTCCGGCCTGATAAATCTGACCATTTTTGCCGCGTGGGTCGTTGCCACCCTTCACCCGCTTGACGCCCACATACTCACAATCGGCGCTGTGGCTTAGTACGAAATTCGCGGGCCATCGTCCCAACTGTGGCAACCCTTCCGCTTCACGTCGCGCCGCTTCGTTGGGTCCGCCGCTGCTGTTCTTCCACCCGTTGTCACCGTCGCGGTTGAGCCGTGCGAGGTTGTCAGCGCTGCCGATTCGTGCAGAATCTATGTTTAACGCGCCTGCGCCGGTCTGCGTGATGCAATCAACGGGACGCCCGCTGTAGGGCTTCTGAGCAATGCAAATCGGTTCCATTGCGGGTTTCAGCGCTTGTAAGCCGTAACGATGACCATTAAACAAATCGCTATCCTTTACCCTAGCTGCTTTTGGAAATCCTGAACCGTAGCAAAATCCGACCATTGAATGCAGCACAAACCCCGCATCTTCAATCGCGCACGCCATCCGGTGATAAGTCCTTGCGCCGGAAAATGCCATGATAAAAGCGCCATCGTGCAAATGTTCGGCTAAGGCTTCCCATGTTTCAGGTTGAAAGGCAATCGAGTTATCCCAACGCTTGCCCATAAAGCCCTTTTCGCCATCACCAAGCGAGTACGGTGGATCGGCTAAAATGGCATGAAATTTACTGCCTTTATATGTTCTACACCAGTCTAAGACATTCGCGTTAATGAAATCTATCATCCGATTATTTGCTCATAAATTAAAATTGTAGTAGAATTTGCGTATGATTAATCGAGAATGCCCGGTATGTGGCAAAACATACGAAGCTGATCCTGGTCGCCTGAAACATGGCAGACAAACGACTTGTTCGCGTGCGTGTTCTTATGAACTCAGAAAGAGAAAGCTTACTACTTCTGAGGAAGCAACTTGCCCAGTATGCCAAAAGGTTTTTGTTGCTTACCAAAGCAGATTGAATGGCGCAAAATACACTCCTGTATGTTCTACTGAATGCCTCTACAAAGGTCGTTCGCTTGGCATCATAAAGCGAACAGTTGACAAGCCTTATGACGTTACAGACGAAGGTCGAAAGGCTTGGAAAGAGAGCGGCCAAAAGCGAAAAGGAATACCCTACAAAACGCCCGTATCCTTTATTTGCGAGAACTGCGGCAAAACCAAAACAATTAATAGAGGCGATCTCAAACCAGGTAGAAAACTTCGTTTCTGTTCTCAAGACTGCGCTAATCAATGGAATTGTGGAGAAAATAACAGCCAGTGGCGCGGAGGCTATGAGGCATATTATGGTCCCACATGGAAACGACAACGTAGGCTTGCCCGCAAAAGAGACAATTACACTTGCCAAGATTGTAGAATCACAGAACAAGAAAAAGGCAAACAACATGACGTTCACCATATCAAACGATTTGCCGACTTCACCGACCCCAACGAAGCTAATCAACTAGAGAACCTCATTACACTTTGCCACGTATGCCACATGAAACGAGAGCAACAGGACTATCCAGGTTATAAACAAGGCAAATAATGCTTCGCCCAATTCAGCACATCGTCACAAACAAAATCAATCATTGCCCGTTGCAATCCTTAGCTACTGTAAACGGCACTGTAAACCCCTCCGCCTTATGCCCAAACGCTGTGCCAATCATGCGCCGCTCGTACCGTCCCGGCGGAAAATCTTTCGGCACTTCCCACTCCCCATGTAATTTTACCGTTGCAGGGTGCGTGTAATTGACGTAGGCGGGTTGTCGGTCTGGAACTACCGTAATTCCCCGGTCAACGCTCCACACCGTTGACGCAATCACCACAGTTACGGGCGTATCCTTAAAGCGTGCCACTTGGTCATAAGTCACCTTGTCGCCGGGGCAAAGCGGTTTCGTGTTCGTGGCAATCACGGAATGAGCGTAGGTAGTCACAGCCACGGGCAACGGCGAAGGCGCTTGCAAGAAATTGATAATCACCCACAGTCCCACACCTAACAGGCCAAGCGCAATCAGAACCGTAATGCGGTACGGCGTTACCCACTTACTCGCCATCGTCAACATTGTCACCACGCGGTATAACACGGTCCACCAAAAGCACGCCCATAGCACCCTTGGCGAACAAAAGCCCCAACGCACTGGCATAAACGAATCGCGCCGCTTGGTCGGGGTCATGCGCGCCGCCGCCGATGTAGAAGAAGAAAACAGCGTGCAAGGCGTGAACAATCGCGGCGTCAATGGCGGCGGGTTCACGGCGGCAATTGAAGAAATAAAGCAACCACAGGACGCAAAGCCCAACACTTTCCATCGTCAGCAAAAAAGCGAATAACTGATTACTCACACCATACCGCCCATCAAAAACAACGTTGCATACGCACTGCTTAACACCGCATCGTTACGCACTAACGAATTCCACGCGATAATACCAAGCAGGAACAAAATCAAAATGCCAATCACAATGAGCATGTTACTTGTGCGCCGGTCAAACAGCGGGCGAGGTTCATCACGTTCTCTCAGGAGTTGCTCAAATAGCGATTGCATACTGTCAATCCGGTCATTCGCGGACTTGACCTCAACACTAAGCGTCTTATCCAAGCTGCCGACAGTTTGCGCCAGTCCTGAAATCGTCGCCCGCAACTCCCGTATATCATCACTCAAACGTTGCTCTGCACTCAAAGATAATTCATCCTGCCCGTGGGCGGTGCTAGGGTTCCATGTGGGCAAATTAACGTTAACAATGTTGCCAGTCGCTTCGCTTTGGCGGATGTCTTTACCGACCGCAATACTACGCCCATTTTCACCGATACTCGCATTGATTTGGTCTGCCGACCCATCTTGTTTCGCCTCTTGGTCGGCCACCCAACACCGCCAAACTACATCTACTCGTCACCTTGCGCTTTGTCTGCTCTGCCTGCAACAATAACCGCGCTCAACACCACCACCGACACTAGCGGAATCACTATCATGCAGAGAACAGCAAGCAGCGCACCCGCCATAGAACCCCCAGGAGGCAAAAAGAAAGCCGCCTATGGAATTCAACCATAAACGGCTATGAGAAATCTACCCCTATTTTACTTAAGGAAAAAGCCCTAGTACCTAAGCTTTTTGCCCTACTTCTTCGTACTTAGGGATTTCTTCCAACACAATAATGCCTTGCATGTGCGCGACGTGGACCGCTTGTGTTTTATTACACACGTAAAGCTTTTGAAATATACTCTTTATGTGCGCTCCGACTGTTTTTCTGCTAATGCCTAATTCTCTTGCAATAACGACATATCCGCGTCCCGTTGCAAGAAGCCGCAAAATCTCTAATTCTCTATCGGTTAATTTGTCCAAATCGCGCATTGCACCACCTTAAACTATAGGTAAAGTCAAACCTTACGCCGCATCCGCACTAGTCTGCGTTGTCATCGCGCCACCCATCCCCAAACTCAGCGCGCAAGTCTGCGAAGGTCTGCGTCAACGGCTTCTTCTCCGCTCTTGCTGGCGTTGGTCCGCTTTGATTGTTGTATCTGCCGGTTTCGGCATACGTCCGCAATGGGTAATCGGTCATCTTGACCATGATTTGTTGCATAATGCGCTTGCCTGCAACAAGCGGAATAGGCCACGGCGCGACATTGTGTAATTCCCAGGTCCAATTTGCGTCATGCCATCCGCAATCCCCTAGCCCCGCATGGAGATGCTCCAACCCTATGCGCCCCGTTGAAGACTTTGAAAACAACAATGTAATTGCGTCATCAGGCACATTGATAAACTCAAGGCTTGAACACAGAACAAACGCACCAGGCATCAACAACCATGAATCAAACATTATCGGCTCGGACCATTTAGGGATTTTTTCAAGCAAATCCAACTGGTGTAAATGAACCATAGTTTCTTGACTCATGGTTTTCCAAATCGCGTGAGGAATCCGTATGCTATCCCCTAGCCGCAAATCCAGACTTGCGGGATTGACACACGCCGCATCGAACGGTGAAACGCCGCCGGATTGCGCCCATTCGGAAATCTTTCGGTCGTTCCATACACTCATTATGTCACCACCATTTCGTATTGAATCGCCGGATGACTCACATAACCATTCAACTTGAACGCCGTCGAATCCATGCCTTTTAAGTCAGGCGTCAAATCGCTAGTAATTACCAATTCAGGCAGTGGATACGGTTCACGTTGTAATTGTTGCCGTAATGACGACACATGCTGTTCGTAGACGTGAACGTGTGACAGTTGCATAATCAGCGATTCGGCGCGCAAGCCGGTGCGTTCTGCGAGGATGTGGGTTAATAGAGCGTAAGAGGCAATGTTATAGACGAGGCCAAGCGCAAAATCCACACTGCGTTGGCTTACAAGCAAGGTAAGGTTTTGACCATCGCTCAACGCCTGCCAAGCAAAATGACAAGGTGGAAGCGCCATCCTATCAACCTTCGTTGGGTTCCACGCCATCACTACATTGCGCGTGGTCTTCGGTCGCTTCTCTAGCATCTCAATGCAACGCTGTATTTGGTCGTAACCTTCATTGTTCCAGTTGCGCCATTGAGCGCCGTATGAATCGCCTATCGTGCCGTCCGGCTTGGCGTTGGCGTCCCAAATGTGTACACCAACTTTCTGTAGCTCTGTAACGTCTGTAGAGCCGTTCAGAAACCACAGCAATTCCTCGACAACGCCGCGCCACCAAACGCGCTTTGTGGTGACAATGGGGAAACCAAGTTGCAAGTTAAATTCGAGTTGCGCGCCGTAGATGGTGAGCCGGTTCGTATCGCCTATCCGAATCCACCGGCCTTCATTCAAAACACGTTCGCCTAGTGCTAAATATTGTTTCATCGTCTTGGGCCCTCCTCCTTGTCTATCCTATCCACAAAATCACCAAGTAGCCCCAACGCAAGCACAAACGCAACCATAACGGTTGAACCGGCGGCGAACGCAATCACGCACAAGGCGAACGCAGAGCCGGGGTCGATACAGGCGTCAATCATCGTCACCACCTTGCGCCCGCGACGCGCTGACCATGCACGCCGACCACAACGCAAACGCCGAAATGCTACTGAACACGCCCACAATCCAACCTAAAGCGAAAACATTGACCATGCTTAACATTATGCAGCCTCCTTTAGTCGCCAAACATATTCCGTGCTACCAAGCCGCTTGTACACGAACAGGTGTTTATTCATGCTCAAACAATTTCCAACCCGTTTGACATCCACACCCAACACGTTTGCTATCTCATCACGTCGCGCCTCACCAAGACGCTGTAACGCTTCTGCAACATCTTCGCGGAAACGAGCAACATCACAGTTTGTTTTCATGTCGGCAAGCGATTGACCGCTTATGCCGTAAATCCAAGAATTGTGACCATCATCGGCGCGACCAAGGCGAAAAAAGACAACGTTTACACCATAGCGCAATGAATTCTCGATACTACCGTTACTGATGTCTAGCCGTTCGGCCAAAATGCGTCCCGTTGCTGGTCCATTCTCACGCAGCCAAGCTGAAATTCTGTCACGAATCAAGGCGCATTGAGTAACATACTTTTGGCGTGGTCCTCGCTTAAATTCGCCCTTATACGTTTTCGCTTTTTCACGCTTTGGCGGCTTGTAATCCGGCGTTGGGTAAATGTGGCAATGTAGCACCTCCGAATAAACAGGTTGTTGGCCGATGTAGGAATGAACAATCACGAATAGGCTCCTTTCTTGTACTCAACCGCGCACGAATCGCACAACGGGAATTTGTCTATCAAATGCGTAGCAGGATTTTCACAATCGCAACGACCATAAGGACCATTGCCCCACAAATGCGGCGGGCGTTCACATCCATGTCTTTGCCGATACTTGTTGCAAGCGTTACACCTGCCGCTAGTCGAATAAGGGTCATTGCACAATAATCGCTTACAGTTCTTGCACCTTGCGTCTGCATCCCATAGATACCGCGGGCGTTCCTTATGATTAATCCGATAATATTTGGCACAAGCCTCACAGCGTTGCTTAATTAACCGGCTCTCTGTCGAACCGCAGTTCTTACACCATTTAGGCGATTCCTTGCGCATCCTTGTCGCTTCAATGTAGGCTAATGGCCTATCTACGCCATGTCGATACAGATACGTTCTGCAAGGAGAACACCTATCGTGAGCAACAATCCTCGTTACATTGCCACAATTTACACATGCCTTACTGCACATCGTATAGGCTACTCCTTTCGTTACTCAATATTTATTGATTTTTATCGGGAAATTTCTACAATTATATCACGATTCGCTAGCGGGTTCGCTTGCGGTTGGCTTGCAGTTGGGCGACACACCATAAACAATGATATGTAGACGGTGCTTCACCGATTAGCTTAGGCGGCGATTTTCCATCCCATGCCGGAGTCAAAACTAGCGTTCCATGCTTGTACGGAATAGGTATACCGCACAACGTTTTATCGAAATCTTCTCCATTAGACACCACATAATCGTGATAAACTTTTGACCATTTGAAACAAACAAACTTAATCATTTTCGTAACCCCTTTCCTTGCACCTGTTTTCGACAGGAGTATTTCGTTTTTAATCCACTTTCTAGCCCCTGCAACGTGCCATTCTCGCATTAAAACGCATAGCACTGCGCTTTGATACTGAACCGTGTTCCTGCGTGGCTAGAAAGTGGCTCAAACGGCTAATTCGTCGCTGTCGCTAACCCGCTGATTTTGACGGGTTCTCGCCGCCTTTCACGCTTTCCGGCGCATCTGCCATTAGTCGTTCGGCAATTTCTCGCGCATCCATCTCGACAGTTTGTTCAACCCAAAACAGAAGCTTATACGCGCGTCGTCCCCATGCCTCGGCATTCTCAGCCCTTGCCCATTCTTGGCGCTCCCGTTCGTTCATTGTGTCAAGCGCCTTGGTTAATTCCACAATCCTATCGTTGGCCTCGCCTAATTCTTTCTGCAACCGCTTGATTTCCTGCTCCTGCCGTGCAAACGTATGCGGCATGGTGCGCGGCGGCTTGGTGTAGTCGTGTGTTGGCATTATTTGCCCTCCACATGCTTGAATAGAATCGCCTCTGCCTTCTGCGCTTGCCGCTTCATTGCCTTGGTCGGCGTAATGGCTCGACGTTGGTACAAGTTCAGGAACATTTTCGCCCACTCGATTTTGGCTTTCTCTTGCTTGCTCATGTTAAATCACCTCCGTTAGAATAATTTCAACCCGTGGATTCGTCTTGTCTACCTTGCTTACGGCTGTTACAGATTCGACATACTTTGGAGAGTCGTCTTCTATCAGCCAACCTTTCAACGCATCTTCATAAAGCTTGATTGAGACATTGCTTGCATCTAATGGCCGTTTATCGAAATACCCTATCACCGTAATCGAAACCTTGTTGTTGCACGTCTCACCTGGTCCTATGCCCATCTCACGCAACCGGCGCTGTACCGTCTCATGTACCCGCTTGGCGATTCCGTTGCGCTTTGCCCAATGCGGTGTGGAATAGTATTCGTTAACGGACGGGCTGCGCTCACCAGGCAACACAATCGTCATTTGCCCCATTAGCTGTCACCTCCTACCCCCTCAAACATCGGACCTAATTCACCATCACCCGCGACCGTCTCCAACCCTGCAATACTTCGCTTTGTCGGCGCTTGCGTAGGCTTCTGGCGCATCGCTGCGACGGCGGCGAGTCTAGCACCTTCGCGTGTGCCGTCTCTGCCTGGATAGCTTGGCAATTCATCAGGTAGATAGATTTGGCGTTCTGTAACCACAGGCGCAACAAGCACAGGCTTTACAGGCGCAACCACCTGCGCTAACTTCGGCGTGTATTCATCGGTGCGTTGCTGCGGTTCAACGTATTCCATGCCCCACAGTGCGAACACGTCTAGTTCGTTCGGCGTGTGCAATGGCGCTTCACCTTGCCACACCCGCGCCTCTTTAACGGCGTAACAATCCGGCATCCAACCGCCAAGGCTGCGCTTTGTGACCATCTTGTGACTAAATTCAGCGCTACCCGTGCGAATCATGAAATTGACGCCTAGCGTTTGCGGGTCGGGCTGAATGAACACGTCGAATTGAATGTCGGCAAACATAAACGAGCGTAGCTTTTGCCCCCAACGCTTTTTCGGTAGGTGCGCAATCTTGCCATCCGCTAACCGTGCGTCTAGCGCTTCGTACAGCTTGCCATCTGTACAGACAGCGACAATCTCCACATCGCCAATCATGGCCTTTTGGCGGCGCAGCGAACCGGCCAACTCTATCCACGAACAGGACGGCGCGAGGCCATCCATAACCCGTTGCGCTATCGGTAAAACTTGGCTATACGGTCGTTTAATTCCTGTACTCATTCGTCACCCTCCCTTCAAAACACCAACTCGTACAACGCTTGCCAATCCGCTTCGTCTAGTATGTCTATTTGCTCCGTCCGCAACTTCTCCGCCGTATCTAGCCATTCCATGAATTCCGGCGGCGGCTGCACCTTCGTTCGTTCCACCTGTTGCGCCATGACTCGCCGTATCCACGTAATCATGCGCAGCGACGGAATCAGGCGGTCGATTACGGCATATTGTTGCGGCGTCATGTTCTTGGCTAGTCCTTTCAGGTGTTCAATCAATGCCGCTTTGTTTTTGTCTACTTCGCTTCTCAGCATTTCCGTAACCGTTCCTTCCGGCGTCTGTATCTCAATCTCGCCGTTGCGCACCTGTAGCACGATGCCCCGGCTGACGTAACCGGCGTATTGCACGGCGATGCGGTCGAGCGGTTCCGGTCTGCGTCTCATACAACCTCCGGCAATCGTGTAATGGCTATTGCATGGTCGTCTAGTCCGAAAGCTTGATAGGCAAACATTCGCATTTTTGCGTGTGTCTCACCAAGCAGAAAGTGAAGCTTGCAATTCTTAACCTCGACAACGCCACAATCAGCGACATACACCACAGACACCGGATAACTTAGCTCTATCACGTAACCAAGGCGGCTTTCGTTGTTGCCTTCCACCCAAACAGGTCTGAATAGCGGATGTGTTGTGTCTCTCATAGTTGCACCCGTTCAATCTCTAAATCCTCAAAAAGCGTAAGTTCTTTGCGGAATTTCAACTTGACGGAACCCGTTGCACCGTGGCGATGCTTGGCTATGTTTACCTCGGCTATGCTTTGTTCGTCTGAATCTTCGTTGTAGTAGTCGTCTCGATAAAGGAATAAAACTATGTCGGCGTCCTGCTCTAAGTTTCCGCTGTCTCTTAGGTCGGAAAGCATAGGCCGCTTATCTGTGCGTTGCTCAACGGCTCGGCTTAGTTGGCTTAAACAAATCACCGGAATGTCTAGCTCTCGCGCCATTGCTTTTAAGTTGCGACTGATATAGCCAAGTTCATGGTTTCGATTTTCCGAATTCGCCTTATTGCCGACTGGACCGCTCATAAGACCGATATAATCAATTACAATTAGGTCTAAGCCTTGCTCGGCATACAGACGGCGCGCCTCACGTCGAATGTAATCAATACCTACGCCGGAAGTGTCGTCAATGAATAGCGGCATATCAGCGATTAAGTTAGCGACCTCCATAATCATGCTCCATTCTTCTGGATGAATATTGCGAGTCCGTAAGCGGTTGGTATCTATGCCGGTATCCATTGAAATCATGCGCTCGACTAACTGCCGCTTGCTCATTTCCAAACTAAAGAAAGCAGACTTAAAACCTAGTTGCGCCGCGCCCTTCGCTACACCAAGCCCCCAACTCGACTTTCCCATACCAGGACGGCCAGCAACATAAATCAAGTCACTCTTTTGCAAGCCGCCTAGAATCCGGTCAAGCATTTTGAACTGTGTTGGAATGCCGACTAAATCTCCTTTGCGCTCCTGCCCTAACAGCTCAATCACTTCACGCACAATCGAGGTAACCGGCTCAATATTGCGCTGGCGCTTGTTGGCTGAAACTTTTAAAAGCGCTTGTTCGGCAAGGTCTAAACATTCCTCGCCTTCTTTGTCCTCATAGGCGGCTTGCGCTATTTCCTCGGCGGATGCCATAAGGCGGCGCTTTAGTGCTTTGTCTGCAACGATATTGGCGTAGTGTTCAACGTAGATAGCGGTTGGTATGTCGCAAAACAGGTCTGTAATTCCAGCATGGCCGCCAACTTCGTCTAACTTGCCTGTTCGTTCTAATTCGTTGGCTAACGTTACCAGGTCAATAGGCTTTTGCCGGTCGGTTAGGTTGAGCATTGCCGAAAAAACAAACTGGTGAGCGCTGCGGTAAAAGTCCTGGTCGGCTAACAATGAAGCAACTTTGATAATTGCTGTGGGGTCAATGAGGCAAGAACCAATTACCGCACGTTCAGCCGCCAAGTCAATGAGTTTGTTGCTGTTGGCTGCGGTATTGGTTGTACTGTTCATAAATCTTTGCCTCCGGTACGTCTGCGAATTTAGGATTATCCGTGTGATAAGTCTTTAAACACCACTGCTTTAACGTGAGTAGTTGCGGCGGCGGCGCTTGTCCGTTCTGACTCGGCTTTCTGTCGTTCCTGCCGTCTGACCGCCACTTAACCAGAATGCCGCGCACATAGCGAAGTTGGCGCTTATTTGCCTGAACGGAAACCGTCATAGCTTCGTCTATCCAGTCAACCGGAAATTCATTAAGCAAAGCATTTATGTCCTCGCCCATGATTTGCGTGAGCGTCCCAAAACCTTCGCTTTCAAACTTTGTGCATAACCGTGCGTAGTCTGCGTCTGTCTGTCTGTTTCGCATTGTCGGCAAACTACCACCACCACTACCGGCTTGCGCTGTAGTTGTAGTTGTATTTATATTCCTTTCTATTTCTATTCCTTTCACGGGGATTTGGTCCGGAGTTAGTCCGGAGTTAGTCCGGAGTTTATCCGGAGTACTGTTTGACTCACTCTTTGGGTCTTCCTGAGCTTGTCCGCCGCTGTCTTCACCGTCGATAGGCTTTATACCTTTGGGTGTGCGTTGATAACCTGGTGGCGGTGCGAATTCGCTGGCGGCTTCTCTTTCGTAGTGGGTAAGCGACTGGTTTTTATGAAAGCCTTTGAAGAACAGAACCGGCGTTTTGCCGTCCATGTACTTGATAACAAAACCGGCGCTCACCCACTCGTTTGTAATTGCGGTCATCTTGTCGGCGTATTGAGGCAGCAAAGGAGCAATAGAGGACCACAACAGCGCAGGGTGTCCAGTTACTAGGCCATCCCGGTCAAGGTAGGGAATGGTTCGCATAAAAAGGAACTGGGCGTCAATGCTCATTTCGTTGAAGTCCAAGTCCTTGGTGATTTTCTGATTAATCATTCTGCCTCGCGCCATATAACTATGCCTCTTTACCTTGCGCCTTCATATAGGCGTCGTATAATTCCAACATCCAAGCATCATCTACACGTTGTGCTAGGTATCGCCCCGCTGCGGTTGGGTCTGTCGGTATCTGTAACTTTGGTTGTCTGAATCCTGCTTCTAGTGCCGCTTTGTTTGGTGATAGTTCGCCAGCTAATACACGTTCGTGAATAGCCGGAAAGTCTTTGGCGAGGCGGCGCATGGTATAAGCTGCGCTGTTTCCTTGTTTCGCTTCCGACGGCCCAACCTTCATTACATTGTTATCTATGTTCTCAAGGTCTGTTCTGCATCCTTGGTTGGTCTCAACACTGGCTAACAAATCAATCGCCTCTATATCATTCTCGAATCGACAAATCGACATTAGCGTATTGAAGTTTGTCCCAAGACCTTCCGGCGGATAATCTTTTATGAAGTCGGCAAAGCGCTTGTATTCAATCTCTTTCTTGGTTTGTCTTACAATGCGTTTGCGCCACATTTCGTTTTTGATAACCCGTTTCAGCAAACCAGGAACAGCCGATAAGCTGACTTGACTACTGAGCGCTTCCGCTAGTGCGCTCACATAGGTATCGTTTTGCTGCAAATTGTCTCCCTGTGCCATTCTTGTATGCCTCCTTCCACGCTCTCAGAATTTCCACACGCTCGTTTAATTGTTCTAGCGTGCATTCCTTTTGACTGTAGACTTGTTGAGCGTAATTCAATTCACGACTAACGCTCTGCCAATCAAGCATTGCTTCAGACGCCTCGATTAGTTCGGCCATTACACGGCGAATAGGTCCGCGACCGCCAGTCAATTCCTTCTTCTTTTCCTCTAACGACAATGGGCTTTTTTGGAGTTTCGGACTAACTAATGGTTTGACTGGTTCGCTCGGTGTGGTTGTCGTTGCTCTACGTAGAATCATGGCGGTAATAATCGGCTTAACTAGTCCGTCAAGGCCGTTTTCCATGTTGAATTGCGTTGCGTTTTGTAGTTCTTGTTGGGTGAAAATATTTTCGCCAAGGATAATGCTATCAATGCGTGCGTATGATTCGACTGGACGAAACGAGGTTTCAATCGGCACGCCTTCTTCTTTGCGTAGTTCGTCAAGTTCGTCTAGTAAATCCTCGATTCGTTGTTCGTCTAGCGCGTGGGAACGTTCCTCTTTAAACTTCTCCGCATATCCCGCAATCGTCGGGTCTCTTGGGATATACACATAAGCAAACTGCTCATCTAAATCGGGAATAACACGGACAACGCGCCCAACTACTTGGCGAAAAAACAATTCTGTTGATACGTTGGTGGCATAGACACAAACACGCAGCCGCTTAATATCTACACCTTCGCTGACCATTTTGACGGCCACAATCCATTCGTCCGCACTTTTTGAGAATCGTCTGATTTCTGCGCTGGCTCCCTCTGTGTCGTATGTGACAACCGTAACCTTGCTACCGCAAATCTTTTCCAACTTCGCAGCGATAGCAACCGCATGGTCCTTATCCTTTGCCACAACCAATCCGCCAGCGCTGGCATGTTCGGTTCTTATGTCTTTCAATTGACGACTAGCATCATTGAGAACTTGTGAAAGCCAGTCGCCATTGGTGGATAGTGCGGTGTTCAGTCGTTTTCTAGACTGGTCTTTGGATAGGTCTGTATAGAATGAGGCTGTATAGGTTTCGTCTTTGTATTCCCAAGTCAAATCCCCATCATACGTGTTAAAAAAGACGGGGCGAACAACACCGTCACGCAAAGCGTCCGCGTATGAATAGGTGAAGTCAGCTTTTGAAGTTCTGTAGCCGTCTTCTAACTTGTAGTCAACAAAGGGGATTTCAGAATCATCACTCCGAAATGGAGTACCTGTAACGGATAATCTTTTGTATGCGCCCTCGAAAGCGTTTCTGATTGAACTACCCCAAGATAGGCCGTCTCCGGCATGGTGAATTTCGTCAAAGATAACGAGGGTGCGCATTTTGCTTGTGTAAAGTCGATATGCTACGCGCTCACTGCCATCTCGACTAGCAACAGCCTGATAGGTTGTGACGATTCCGTGATAGTCGGATGATAATTTGTTACTAGAGATATAATCCGTGCAGATATTAATACCGAACTCGGTAGCGGCGTCGCGCCATTGAGTTTTTAGTGAATCAGAAGGAACCACAATGGCAACCTGATCAACTATGCCGTCATATAGCATTCTGTGTGCTACCTTTAGGCAAAAGTATGTTTTCCCCGCTCCTGGTGTAGCAACAACTAGGAAATCATCCTTGTCTTCCTTTAAGAAGTGCAGGAAAGCATCCTTGTGCCATTTTCTGTCTTGACCGTTCCATGCTGGCAGCGTCATTAATTTTCCACCTTTCTTCCTGTTGCAATCCTCACACAGTACTTGTCCATTTAGAATGTCAGTTTGACCGCCTTTGGAGTAGGGTATAATGTGGTCTGCCTCGAATACTCCATGCAGTTCAAGACCGCACATTTGGCATTTACCTTGTGCCATTCTATAGAGCAGGTCTCGCTCTATATGGTTAAAAAGTCGTCTGCGCCCCATGTGCGGTCTCCTATCAGAACGGGATATCGGGTTCTTGCTGCGGTCGTTGTCCGTGCGGGTCGGCGCTATGTTCGGCTGGTACGTTGCCGTTACTGTTTCCGCCAAAGAATTTGATAGTGCGTCCCGTAACTTCTAGGCTAGCGCGCTGATTGCCGTCTCGGTCTGTCCAAGGTCGTGCTTCTTCAATTTCACCGATAACCATAACCTTGGAGCCTTTGGTTAAATACTGAGACACAATTTCGGCTTGCTTTTCCCACATTGAGACACGAAACCAAACGGTGTGGTCTTTACGGCTGTTGACGGCGAGGCTAAAGCTTGCTACTGCTTTACCCGCGGGTGTGTACCGCATTTCGGGGTCATTGCCTAAATTGCCGATTAGAATAATCTGCTGATACATTTATGCTGCCTCTTTCTTGGGTTGTTTCGCCCAATCCGCTAAAAACGTACTGCCGTGGTTCTTGATTGTGTTTGCCAACGTGGTTAACTCGGTATCCGTCAAATCGTTGGCGGATTTGCGCACATTGTCTGGTGTGGTCTTCTTGGTGTAGCGTTCAATCAGCCAGTGACGAGCGTTGTCCCATTCCGCAGCAAAAACCGTGTTGCCTTCCGCCATGAATGCCTTGAAAGACTTGCTTTTTTCGCCATTGCCGTTACTTGTTTCCGGTTGTCGGTGCTGCGCTTGTGGCTGTGGTGCGTTCATTTGCTTGTTGCTGGTCTTTGGCGCTTCTACCTTGCCGCCGCTAGCTAATTGCCCGTCGTCATCTTCCGGCGCGATTCCGGCAATCGCCATCATGCTGTAGCGTCGCCCGTATGTGATAGCGCTGCCGATTCCTTGCGGGTCGGTCTTTGTCGGCACAAGGTCAAGCGGTTCGTACACGATGCATTCACCGCTGTCAGCGTGGAACAGCGTGCAATTAATGCGAACATACACGCGGTTTTCTTCCCAATGCGTAGCAACTGACTGGAAAACCGCAATGCCGTATTTGCTAAATGCCGGTATGCAAACGTCCTGAACGCTGGCGAGAGTAGCGTATTTACCAAAGTTGCCTTTGGTATCCTTCAACAGTGGAGCCATTTCTTGCTGTGCTTTGATGTAGGCTGCGGCTAAGTTCTTTAGGCTTGTTTCGTTGCTCATATCCTTCCTTTCGATTAAATAAAATCACCGGTACTTATTAGGTCTGCGATTAGGAGCGCTGGCTCGTTTAGCTCACACTGGCGGGTGTGCCTAATCGCACCTAGTAAATACCGGTGCATGTCACTATTTATCGAGCCGTTACGTTTTGTGTATCGCCCCCGCCAAGGTTAGATACCGCAAACAATCAAATTGTTATCCCAAGTTTACCATAGGTAGTGCCAAATTGTCAATACCCAAATTTACAAAAAGTAAAACAGGGTTTACAATATGCGCAACTGTCAGGTAATAAGTGATATTAAATAGACGAAAGGATAGGAGATGGACAAGGTAACAATCACAATCTTTAAGCACATCATTCGTTTGCAAGAGAGAAGCGGCAAACGCCTTAGCGATTCAGAATATGCAAAAGCTATCGGAATCACTCGCCAAGCATTTGCGTCATTAATGAAGGGTGAAACTATGCGTATGGAGACTGAAACCATTGGTAAACTTACTGCGTTCTTTCGTCGTGAGGGAATGCCGATTACGCCAAACGACATCTTCATTATTGAACAGGACACTACACGCAAATGACACCTGAAATAATTAGCCACGATGGATATGATGAAATTTCAATTTCTCGCAACGCGCATATCCACATCGGAACAGGAAAGCTAGAATATAAAATCAGAGTGTTGGATGGAAACATTGAAGTAACATCCATAGGGCGCAAGCTGATTGTTAATCCTGAGAAACCAAACGAGATTAACATTAGTCAATCCCGTTCAACTTACCGAAAACAATCTGCCTGACACTACCGCAACAGCGCATCAATAAGCGCCGCTATTTCGCCGTCGTCGTTAGCCTGATTCGGATTGCCGCAAACGTTCTATTTCCTCCATGCTTGCAATCTGAATCAGGCTATCACGCGCCCAATACACCATGCCATGCTTGCCCCATCTGGTATCTCTATGGTTCTCTGTGTTGCGCAACTTGTCTAGTGTGTTCCCAAATAAGCCAACAGGACAAGCCTTTGGGCAGGTACGCCATCGGCTTAAATCTTCTGCCCACGGCGTACTATCTTTATGAAGAAACAATAACCACACCGGCCAGGGTGTTTCTATGTCAATCTCTAGGTAATGCTCATAATGCTTTATGTCGATACCTGTTACCCATCGGCTTGTTTTGCCGTGCCAACTGAACCGTGTTTTGTGTTTAGCTTCAATCCAATAGGCGTCTTTTTCACGAAACACGAAAATGTCGGGTGCAATTAGTTGCTGTCCACCGGAAAACATTCGTGGTCCTTTGTTATCGTTTCCCTCAACTTCATAAACTGGAAGTATGGAGAAGCCCTTTTGATGGAACCACGCCGATATAATGTTTTCGCCAAGCTTGCCGATGCTGAGTTTTTCTTTGAAGTCAGCCTGCATTGATCACGCTCACCACCAAACCAAAAGAAGAAAACGCTTCAATAAACTTCTCTTTGTTTTCGCCAAGATATAAAACCGCTTGCCCTTGCAATGGTGCAGCCTCATCCTTCGTTGGGGACCAAAAACGAACGCGGCGACGTGGGAAACAGATAGCCGATGTGACTTCTGTTAGGCGTTGAAACCATGCTGTTTCAGTGGCGTTGTTTACTAGTACGATAGCTTCAATCACTTCTTCGTTTACGTAGTGCTTGTATAGCTTTTCGATAAACTTCCCTATCAAATCCCCTGCATACGGCGGGTTCATCCATACGCTACCGTGCCATTCATGAGACAATCCGTCATCTTGTGCGGTGTAGTAGTTTGAGGCTTTTACAACTTCATTGGCTAATGGATTAGAAGCAGGGTCCAAATCGATACTACCAAGCACACGGCGCGCAGCGTCAATATATTCAGATGGCGTATACCATTCGTTATTTCCTGAGTTTTGCGCAACGTGGGGCTTATTGACAACCGTTAATTCTTCATCTGGCTTGACTGTTACGTGTTCTTCTATGCCGTGTTCGTCAATGACGGTAAAGTGTTTTTCTCTGTATTCTGATTGTTCGTCATCGTTATCATCGGCATAAAGCGAATCATCCATGTATGGAGGTTCATCGTTTGTTGTCTCTTGGCTATGAAATCCGTTTGTTCCGTTGCCGTTCGTGTAAATCTCTGGAATCGGCAAAATCTTTGGTTCTTCCGGCATCCAATCAAGTTCAGGATTTGGTAACGGCTTGCGATGTGCGTTTGCTTGTTCAAGTGCCTGTTTTAGTTCTCGGCTGCTTAGGCTGTGTTCTTGGGCATGTTCTAGCCAAAGACGTTGTTCGTTGTCGGGCAAGTGGGAAACATAGCGGTGATGCGTCCATGATAAAAACTGGACGCGCGTCCGTTTTTGTACAGCCTCAGCAATTTGTTTACACTTCATCAAGTGGTCTTGCTTATGTCCGGTTAGCTCAACCGCTTGTGTATATGTTTCTCCGTAACGCTTTTCTCCCTCTGCCAACCAATCGCCTAACCACCAATTCATAGAACCACTTACATATTGAAATTTTTCACCGATTTCCGCCCACTGAGCGTAAGTCATCTGTTTTGGCGCTTGCCATGAAACGGCGTCAATGGTTCCGCAATCGGCTAGTAATTCGTCTAAGTTCGTCTGAATAATCTGTGTCATAAATTCCTTTCCTCGTACTAACGTTTAATTGCAAAAGCACTGACCGCGCCGACAGCCAACATCAGCACGGTCCACAAGATAAGCGTTTGAATGATGGTTTGTTTGAAATTAGGCATTAATTTCTATCCATTCCGTCTTGATTTTGACTGCTACCTGTTTAATTCCCGTTAACGTTTCGCTAAACATCTGCATTGTCACACCGGCCATTTCAGCCGCACATTGCTGGTCAAAGTTGGCATCTACTAAGCAATCAATCAATGTGCGTTCTTTTGGTGATAATCGTTTTTCCAACGTCTCTACAAACTCGCAAGCCTCACACCTGCACAACTCCGCATACATTCGGTCCTTCCACAGCTTTAACTGTATGCGGTCGTGCGGTAGCGCCTTGGTCCAGCCGTAATCAAGCGACATTTTGCGATTACGGCGATTGATAGCGGCTGCGGTGAGACGTTCGCTGTTGCGCCTGTGGTATTCGTGGTTGTAGGCGTTGCGCTTTTCCTTGTTTCTCAGGTAGTAATCTAAGTCTTTGAGCTTGTACTTTTCCGGTTCAGCCTTGCGCCGATTGCGTTCTTTCTCTCGCATTTCTTCGGCGTGGTTGGCATAGTGACGGCGTTTGTTTGGTCGCTGTTGTGCGTACCAACATTCTCGACAAGTGCCACGAAAGCCGTCTTTGCTTTCTTTGCGTGGCAACCAATGTTCGACCGTTAGCGGCTTTTCATTGCCACAATGCTTACAGCGTTTCATTAGTCAATCCTGTAAATTAATTCTCCGCTGACTTCAATCCGCCCATGCTGCGTGACAATCACAAGCGAACCGTCCGCCTGAATCGTCACAAGCGCAGCCGGTGCGGTTGCGAGGATTTTGCGCGCTCGTTGCAACGGTGTTTGTGGTTGTTTTGGCTCGTTAGGTTGATTGTTCATTTCTTTCGCGGCTTGCCAAATCGCTGTTCGACAGCTTCATAACTGCCGACAATCGCCATTGCTGTTTCAACGTCGATTTGTCCGGCTAATAGTTTAGGCATTGCGTCAACGATGTCGCGGTGTTCCTGTGTTGGTGTGTAGGGCGCGCTCCTCTTGTATCGTCCCAAGTCTCCATTTTCTTCGTAAAGCGCCTTTGTTACTCGTTGCTGTATTTGGTTTGCCGCATTAGCTAGCGCGTTGTATGCGCGGTCTGTTGCCTCGTCCACCTGTAATTCGCTACCGTCTTTGTCTATGTACATTTAAATCACCATCTCCCGGCTCATCTCATTCAACGTCGTCGTCGCCGCCGCCACACGTTGACGGCTCGTGCATTCCGCAGACGG